GGTCCGCCAAAGAGCTGTAGACTTTCACGGGGAGGAGCAGGATAGATACGTCCTTTCCCATCAACATCATAGATACGATACAGAAGTGCCATACGATCCCAACGAATATGAGGATCAAGCGATTCTTTTAGAAGATACGCCATCGCACATTCTGAACTACAGAAATTACCGTATACTTTATATACTCCATTTCTCTCAGATTCTGGAATAATAAATGGATGACCTGTGTAACTGTGAGAACACCAGTAACACGCAATATTTGTAGATTCTGGAAGTTGCTGTGCTCTACTTGATTCAGCAAATTCAATCATTAGTTCACACTTGCTAAATACTTGTAGTGGTCGATGTTCCTCAACTACTTCAGAAACTTCTTCTGTTACAGATTCATATTTAAGCGTTTCTTCTTTTTTTTCTTCTACTCTTTTCTCTTCTTCAATAACACCTTCCGTCATAGCGAAATTATTATCAACAATCGGATCATACGGTTCTGGTTGAACTGGTGGATTTGGGTCATAACGTAGTTGCTGATCTGGAAATATAACTTCAGTTGAATGAATATCAAGATGACCAATTAACGGTTTGCGAGGTTCTGGATTAAATGAACCTTCAATCCCATTTGGAGTAACAACAGCAACAACTTGAATAGGCTTCTTTGATTTACGTGCTTTTACTGGAGCTTTTTCTGCTTGTACTTTCTCTACTTCTACTTTCTCTACTACCGCAACCTTTTTACGAGGTGCCATTTTACTATATAAAATTGAAGTAAAAGTTTTAGGTGCTAACAAAATAGAAGGCTTAAATAGATATGAATTCAGAACTTCCAATTATTAAAGTTACAAATTCTAAAATAACAGATAAAACTTTAAACGATTTAAATAAATTATCCGCATTACTACTACAACGAAAGAATAGTAGTAGTATGAGTGGTGGTAAAAAGAAAAAGTCTAAGACACGTAAACTAAAACGCTAAATATCGTTAACATTGAATTCTTCAGGTTCATCGTATTTTAACACTGTAACAGTTCTAGGAATACGTCCTAGTTCTTTTATAGGATTCATCTCAATATCTAATACTTGTAACCCGTTCGGTAGTTCAGGTATCTCTTCTAAATTATTCTGTGCTAATTCTATCTGTTTCATATTCTTTGGAAACGATTTTATATAACTAATACTACAATTAATAGCTTGTAAATGTGTTAATGAGCTTGGCAGATGTTCTAGTTTTTTAATATTACTATTTGATATTTTAAGAGATTCTATCGTGTTTGGAAGATTATCTATTTTTAAAACATTGTTATTTCCTATATTATTACTCCCTACATCTAGAACTTTTAGAGAAATAGGTAGATTTTCTAAAGATTTTAATTTATTGCCTGCTAAACTTAGTATGAGTACATTAGGAGGAAGTTCTGGAACTTGTGTTAGTTCTAAATCATCTAGCACCAGAGGAGCTAAATCATCATTTTTAGAAATCCATTCTTGAATTGTTTTTATAAGTTGAATGCCATTTACCGCATCTAACTCTTCTAGATTAGCAGAAACAAATTTAAATTCATTTTGTTTTTCAGATAAATTATTATCATAATCTAATGGTAAACTTTTATCTGTAAAATTAAGTAGTTGGAAAAAACCAGTTTCTTTATTAATAGCAACTTTATAGTTCTCATTAAAAAGGTCAAATCCTCCCTCGCTCATCAAACTTTCTATTAGTATTTGTAGTTCATCAGAACCTCTCACCATGTGAAAAAGTGAATAATTAAAACTATTGACATTATCAATCACCCAGTCTGAAAATTCTTCTATGGTTTCAGTATAGTTATCGTGAATAATTTCTTTTCTAGGATACAATATAATTTCTGGAACACCTATTAAGTGTCTAGCATCTTTATATAACTTATAGTATGTGTTATAGTATATATCTCTATGAGCTCTTTTAGTCATTTTTTTATTATTATTATTATTGTTGTTATTATTTGACATATCAGTTAGTAATTTCTTAAGAGTTTTAGCGTCTTCTTGAGCAATCGCAATCATACCAACAATTTCTTTATCTTTTACTTTTTCAAAATTAATACAGGGGTCATAAACTTTCCCGTATGTAGTGCATCCCTTGAAATCAACTTTATCGCATGATACTATACCACCTTTACCTTCTAATCTATCTTTACGTGTATATGGGGAAGGTTGTATTAAATTAATAAGTTTCACGTCATGTTTTAAAACAAAAACACAAGTATAATCATATTTTTTAACAGATTCTGACACAAAAGGATAAGGATAAAAGAATACGTTAAAATTAGGAAATAAACAGTAAGAATTTCCAGGTTGTGGTAATCCAGCAAAGTCTTTAGCCAAGTCACTTACTGAATTTGTTGAACGAAATAGAAGTGTTCCTTTCGGGATAGTTATAGTATAATATTCTTTATCCATCTAAAAACCCAGAATATATTTAGTTAGATGGAAAAAAATGATTCTTTTGAAGGATTGCCAAATAGAGTAAAAACAATCTTTGAATTGATGATAAAAGAACCATGTTTAAGAAGACATATAATATTGAATGGACCACCAGGTTCTGGTAAAACAAGTTCAGCAAAACTATTTGTAGAAGCTCTTTATGGGAAGAATAGCATAAACGGTAAGTTTTCTAGAGCTCTTTTTCTAAATTCAAGTGATGAACGTGGATTAGAAGCAGTTCGTTCTCGTGTATATCCTTTTATTCGTTCTTCATTACATTCACTCTTTGGAACAACAAATGTTGAAAATAAACCAAAGATTATTATTTTTGATGAAGCAGAAACTCTAACAGATCAAGCACAGATGGCTCTTCGTCCTCTTTTAGATAAAGATCCAAATAATGTTTTAATTATTTTTTTGTGTAATTCTATTTCAAGAATTCATTCATCAATTGTTCATAAGTTTTTGGTTATACAACTCGAGTCTCCAATTCCACTAGATTTTAAAAACAGATATAATAAAATTTTAAATATGAGTGAAAACAATATTTCAAATATTGATATTCTATTTAGAAGAGGTGATATTCGGTATTTTCTACTTAATCCTGAAAAGAAAGAAGAAGTAAAAAATATATGGAAACTATTGATGAATGCAAAAAGAGATGATATCCATACTATTTTTATATCATTACTAAAAAGCTGGATGTATCATGAACTTACAATGTTCTTATTTTTTATAAGTTATATATTAGATATATGCGATATTAATTCTACAAAAGAACTACTACGTTATACAGATTCTGATTTTTTAAAGATTTGTAATAGTAGCCTCCGTATAGAACTACTAAGTAAATGGTTTATTACTAATATTTTAGATAAATTAGAAGTTTGTTAGATTGATTTAGACCTTTTTCTTTACATTCATGATAGGATTTAAGAAGAACGCATAGAATGGGTAGTAGAATTCAGAAAAAATAAAGGCAAGAAATGAGAATGTAAATGATGTCCCCCATCCATTTCCTATATACTGATTATAGCCCCAAGATAATCTAGCCGCACCGTATGACCATATAATTGCCAAAATTACATATGTTACAAAGAAAATCCAAAAAATATTTTTTGCAGTTTCAGTATCATTTTCTGTAGCAAAAGACTCCTTTTTACCCGCTACAGCATAACCTAAATAACTTAGAAAAAACATTCTATAATACAAAAATATAAAAAAATTGTTTATGATACTTTAAATACTTTATTATTTAAAATGGAAGTATCTAATTTAAAATTTACTCCACTCCGTATTTCAACATTGGTTACAACAGGCCATCTTGGGACAACACTTAGTTTAGATAAACTTTTCGATCAGTTTTCTAAATATGCCATTCCAATTGGATATCCAGATGAAGGATTCTTAAAGATTGAATATGGCGAGAAAGCATTAGGTTATAGTTCTCGTGATATTCTTTCAAAACGTAAAGTTTCTAAAAACTCATTCTTTAACCAGTCAACACTTGTAGTTCGTAAAAAGCGCGAAGATTAAGATTCTTTTAAAGAAGTAAATATTAAGCTTTTCGCTAATGGCGGTTTTCAGATGACAGGGATTACATCTGAAGTGTATTCAAGAAATGTTCTATCATGGGTAATTAACTTATTTAACACTTTTGAAACTCCTATTTCAACTAAACCTCTATCTGTAGAAAAATTCTCTGTTCAACTCCTTAATAGCGACTATAAAATGAATGCTCTTGTTCGTCGAGATGAACTTCATAAACTTCTTTCACAGAAATACCGTTTATTTAGCACACTCGAAACAACAATCTATCAAGGTATTAATACAAAATACTACTATAATGAAAAATCATTACGAAAAAATGGAATCTGTTGGTGTGATAAATGCTGTAATGGTCAAGGTGATGGTAAGGAACTAGGACAGTGTAAACGAATTACAATCGCAATCTTTCAGACAGGTAGTGTAATTATTACTGGAGCTCGTAATATGAGTCAGCTAGATGAAGCCTATGATTTTATTAATGAGATTATTAAGAATCACTGTTCTGAAGTATTAAAACCTGTTAATGCGGTAAATTCATAAAATGTGTTTCCGGATTGTTTCATAGAATAAGATGGCTGCTCCTACATCCACACAAACTGTAGATATTGTTCCTTCGGCACAAACACTAACACATGCGGCTCGCATCGCAATTCAACATGATAAACCTATATTACTTGATTACTATGTAGATACGGCAGAAAAGAAAGCCTTTATGGGTGAAGATGCTGAGACGAAAGAAAAGATGCTTGTAAAGTCTGCCGATGAGTTTACAAGTCTTATCCAGAAAGTCTATAAGGTAACTGATGATTTCATTACTTTAACTGAAAATAGTATTTACATTATTTCTGCTAAGGTTGAGAAGCGTCGTATTAACGCGAAGACTTTAAGAGATAAATACGAGAAGGACAATTAATTTTTTCTAAATCTCAGTTAGAATGGCAAGACATCGTAAAACTCGCAGAGTTCATAGAAAAGGGACGCGTAAAGCAACTCGTCGCATGAGGGGCGGTTTTATTCAGTTAAATCCTGCTGATATAAACGATTCTTCAATGGCCGTTTCATCTAAAGTTAATATGATGCAAGGACAAGAGTATGGTTCTATCCATTCTGGACAGCACGGCGGTCAAAACATGTCTATACCACCAAATTACCACAGAATGCCAAATGGAAGTATTATGCCAAATAGCATGCATAAACAAATGGGTGGTGCCAATAATAATCATAAACCCGAGTTCATGTTCCTTAAACAACAAGGTGGCATGGCGGATGTAGGTTATACTGGTGTTCTTGATTCTTCTTTACGAGGCGCTGCTCGCATGGATCCTCTCGATCAGTCCTACAATGAGATTGTTGGAATGAAAGACCAAGGTGGTGGTGGTCGCAGACGTAATAGACGTAAAAGTGGCAAGAAGTCACGTAAATCTCGTAGAAAGATGAGAGGTGGGTTTGCCCCGGTTGATGCGCCTACTATGATTTTAGAAGGACAAGAAGCTAATGAAGCGGTTATGGCAATGAATCCCGAATGGAAGTTAGCTGAAACCCCAGGTTCTTTCGATCCCTCAAAGTAATTAACTAAAGAGTTTACGTAGTGTGTCACTATTAGTCTCTAAAATGTCTTTTTCTTTTTGACTAATTGTCACTTCAACTTTTAAGTATAGATTGCCAAACTGTTTGCTATTACGTTTTGGCATTCCTTCATTATCAACTGTAATCACTTCAGTATTTTGAACACCTCTTGGTATTTTGATAGTTAAACCAGCAGGATGATTTGGGTGATTACGCAGCACATAGTTAATACCAAATAAACTTTCACTAAATGTAATAATACATGTGCTATGTAAATCATTTCCTTTTCTTACAATATTATTATTTTCATCTGCTTCGGTGAACGATATATGTACATCTCCAGGTTCAATGTAGTTAATATCGTCACTACACTCATTCTGAAATGTTAAACTATCACCAGATTTCATACCAGGTTCGATACGAATATCTAGAACTTTTTCTTGGCTGTTAAATTTCTTACCATTACACTTATCGCATTTCCCTACTGGTGTTTTACCGTTTCCAGAACAAGAACCACACTGTTGTCTGGCAATAGCATGCATACCAGGACCAACCATCATCATCTGTTCAATTATACCTCTACCATTACATGAACCACATGAACTAAAATTTGTTGAACCCTCGCCTTTACAACCACCACAGAACTTCTGTCTCTCAAACTGAATTTTTAGATGTTTTCCGTGATAAAAATCGTGTAAACTTACTGGAATTTCGTGAAGTTTAGAAGGAGCTTTCTGACGTTTTCTAGGATTTCCTCCACTAGAACCCATACCAGGAAAAGAGAATCCAAATCCTCCTCCACCACCACCCATCATGTTCATGAACATACTTGCGATATCAACACCACCTCCACCAGGCATTTCATCTTCATCAGTTACACCCATGTTATCATACATACTACGTTTTTTATCATCACTTAGAACCTCATAAGCCTTTTGAATAGATTGAAACTGTTCTGCTTCACCTCCCTTATCAGGATGGTGAGTTAAACAAAGTTTTCTATATGCCTTGCGAATTTCATCATCATTCGCAGATTTACTTACTCCTAAAACCTGATATAGGTCTTCACGTGTGCTCATACTTTAAATATTAATATAACTAACTTTAAACCAGTGCGTCACGGGTTTAAGCAATTTAACTTAATATATACTAATGGATAGGTTTAAAACAAAGTTAATAGGTCAAGAAAATATTGAAGAACTTTTTAATAGAATAATTGATGATGATGATATTCCACATATATTTTTAACAGGGATGTATGGAACAGGTAAAACAACAATTTGTAATGAGTTTATTAACTACTACTATAAGAAAAAAAATATTAAAGATAAAGATAAATGGATTATGAATCTCTCATCTGAAAAAGATAGAGGGATTCATTGTGTTCGTCAGAATGTAGCAGAATTTGTTCATCATTCTTCTGCTAAAGAAGGAATATATAGATGGATTATAATTGATGATGCTGATTCATTACCTATTATTAGTCAGCAAGCATTAAGAAGACCGATGGAAACACATTCTCATACAACACGTTTCTTTTTCTGTAGTAGATATCCATCTGACTTAATTCCTCCTATACTTTCACGTTGTTTACATCTTGAGATTGAAACACTGTCACCATTTGATTTTATAAATATTAGTTTAAATAAATATAATTCTAAATTTAGTGTCTCAACTTCTGGTCTAACGTTCTTATTTACTCTTTCTCAAAGTTCATCACAATTAGAATCAATGATAAAAATACTCTCATATTACTATAAAGATAAAGCGGAACTAACAGTTCAAGATATTAACTTTTTATTTGGATCACCAAGTTATAATTCAAGCATACACATTTTAGAATCACTAATAAAAAAAGATGAGAAAGAACTGTTAAATCTTTTTTTTAGAATATGGTCTACGGGAATTAGTTACGAAGATTTCTTATACGAGTTAAATACGTATATAAAGCAACTTGGTATCTTAGAACCACATGTAAATCAACTCCTATACTATACTATTATGAAAGGATGGATACAGTTCGCACAGGGGAAAACCCACTCTTTTGATATCTTAAGATTATTAATAGATGGGAGCAAATAGTATTTTTAGAAAATTTCCAAATAAAGATTTAATTCTAGAAATTTTAATACATTTAAAATTTCTAGGATTTAACGATACAAAATATTTTACAAAACAAGATATATCTGATAAAGAGTTTGAAGATATTTGTATATTAGTAGAACCATATTATATACCATGTAAAGCTATGCGATTTCTTAATATACATAATAAAATAACAGTATTAAGACAGTTACTTCATTGTGTTGGATATACTTTAGAATCGCAAGAAAAAGTTTATAACTCTAAAAAGATAACAGTATATTCAATAAAAAAACAGGTTTTTGAAGATTTAAGTGGAAACTATACTGTAGATTTTAATTGAATAGAATTGTAATGAATAAATCACTTGACATAATTTGTTCTTCAGACATACGTAAGAACCATCCAAAGTTTCTACGTTCTTCAAGTTCTTTAGAATCAATCGGCACATACACCGCAGTGTTTGGAACTGGCATACTATTAGACGATAATAAATCTTCTAATTGTATTCTTCTACCGGCTTGATTTCTTGAGAACTCCATATTAGGATAATAATTGATATCACTAAAATACTTATCCATTATATTTTTCAAATCCCATTTAATATCTTTACGAAATTGTTTTCCACCTTCTTGATGCTCAATACGTTTTAATGATAGTTTTTCTAATTCAATAAATATCTTATTATTTGCTTCATGACTATACATTACATGTGTGTTAGGAACTGGTGTTCCGTTAATATCACTATAAGTTTCATCTTTATCAGTTCCAAAAAAAGTAACTTTATTCATTTGGGGAAACTCTTGTAAACAGATAGTCGAGGGTTCCACCCATAATCCACCAAATCGTTTTAATATAGTAGCACGAATATAGTTCTTTTCGGCTTCATTCACGGGAGCAATAGGATTTTGTAATGATTTAGGTAACTCTTTCCATCCTCCCAATAGGATTGCAAGATCACTTAACCCCGCAATAATTTTTATATTATAGTTTTTACCATTCTTTTTACAGATACTCTCATAGCATAAGTTCATATAAGGGGTATTAAGAACTCTTGATGAACGAGCGCCAAAATCTTTCCAATAACGACTATTTACATCTGATTGATCATAGTATAACCAGAGTGTTTTGTTATTTAAACCATCATTTAATAAATTTCTTCTTTTAAATTTATCATCTTCAATAAGTTTGTTACTGTATGCGACACCAGCAGTAACTGCCGTTATTGATAAAACACCTATTGCTATTAAATAACCAGGTTCCATCTACATACTATAATATTTTTTAAAAAGTTCTGGATACTTATGAAACGGGTCATCAATAGAAATATTCTGTAGTTTGAAATCTTCACGTTGTTGATAATCAATGCCATTTTTAATAACAAAATTTAAGTATTCTGGAACATTAAAAGGATAGATATTTATGTCGGCATGAGAAAAACTTCCTAGTTTGCGCACAATATCTTCTGGGCTCATAAAATAAGTAAAATGCCAACCAGATTCTCGCCGTAAAGTGATATCTCCTAATTTATATACTCTTACATAATCTAAATCTTCATACTTTCTTAGTAAAGTAGAACTCATTAAAAATGCCATTTCCCAATTATCGTTTAAAAAATAGTTAAAGTTATAGTAATACATTTTCATTCTTAATAAAATATACTTTGATTGAAGAGTTTTATAAAGTTCTTCTTTTGTTTCTAGAATACTAGTATCGTAAATTTCATCAACATCACATAAGGCAAGAATAAAATCATCAAAGTCATTTAATAGAATTTTTCTTATATAATTTCTTTGTAACTTCTCTTCATAAAAACACTTTTTATTTAAATTCTCAAAATACTGATCTGATGTCTTATTTAGTAGTTCATTAATCTTAATGAATCTAATCTTATCTAAGTATGGTGTAAACCATTCAGAACATTTATCGATATAATAAGAGTCTTTCTTAATTCCAGTAAATGTATATATACTTTCAACTATATAGAAATAATCAACATACTTATATAAGTATTCAAGTCGTAACTTTACAATCTTTTCTCCATTAAATAAAAATGAGTCTATAAAATATACCATCTTTATTTATTTTATAAGAGTCCTTTAGGACTTTGTATTATCTGTTAATACAAGTTGCTTCATTCTATCAAAATACTTTTGAACACCCATATCTTCTTGAGCCGCTCGTAATTGACGTTGTTGTTCTCTCTGTTTCATCATTTCTTCACCTCTTTGAACTTCTAACATCTCATCATTTGTTAAAGGAGCTGGTTTTTTACCATAATCATCTTTATAACTCTTAAAGTCACGACTATCAACTCTTACATTTGCCACTTGTTTTGAAAAGGTATTTTCAACTGTGTAAGCTTGTTTTAAATCGGTAAAGTTTAAATCCGAATTATAAGCGGCAGTATAACTATCAGGTCTATCACGACCTAATTCAACTCCTAGTGTAGGAGCCATAATCATAGATTGAGGTTGATTAATTATATAATTCTTCTGCTTCGCTGAATTTTTTGCTTCATCTTCAAAGGCTTGATTAAAAACATCACGATTGAATTTTCCACTGAACTTTGCCCCAGAAGAATTAGTGTCTTTCTCATCTTTCAACCAATCACCATAACCATCTTCTTCTGGATCTGGTATACGTGTCTGCTCAAACATCTTATTGAAGGCATTTATATCTAACTTTTTTGGATTCAAACGGATAGGTTCTATATGTTTTACATTCTCATACTCTTTGGCTCTTGAATCTTTTAATACATTTGGTGCTTCAACGACTGATTCTTTAGAACGACCTCCGTGAATTCTTCTTAGAATCTCTCCTAAATAGGCGTAGGCACGTGTAACCTTTTCAAACTCTTTTTCAGAACCTCCTTTATCAGGATGATGTCTCAGAACAGATTTCTTATAAGCAGACTTTAATAATTCTTCAGTTAAAGCAACTTCTTCTTCTAGATTTAACATTTGTAAACACGCTTGAAAATAACCGATTGCTTTTTCATCGGAATTAGTTTTACCTAATCGCTCAATATTGTTTTTCTTTGGTTGCGTTTGAACTAAAGTGGTTGTTCTTTGAACATCGGTATTCTGTATCTGAGCATTGCTATTCTGTATCTGAGCATTGGTATTTCTTGCTACGTAATTTAAAAGCTCTGCGTAAATACCAGCCTTTTTAGCAGATATAACATATTCTGGCCCCGCCAAAATTGTTTGTATCATCTGAATCTTGGTAGCCGGATTTTGAATTTTCTTGAGATTTTCAAAAATTCTAATATGTGAAGGATCAATTGATTGTGTATTACCCATCTATTACTTTTATCTCATAAGTTTTAAATCAATATCTTACGTAAAAATTCACTTGATATAATTGGAATATCGGATTCACATTCATAAATCCATTTCTTTCCAAGACTATGAACACCAAATTTTGACGGAAAGAATTGAGGATACTTGTTAAGAAATTCTCGATACTTTATATTTGGATTTAAGTTATAACTATTTGGTGGCAGCACTAATACAAGTTGTTGTTCTGGACTAATTGGTAATTGATAATTGTATACAAATTTACCTTTACCAATATAGTCGTTGTCAATAAAGTTAAATACATCTTTCCAAAGTGGTGTATTCATATAAGGATAATACCAATCAAATTCAATCTGTTCTCCGTTATAGTAATCTAAAATCCACTGTAAACCTTTTAAATATTCAGATACTATTTTATTCTTATCATTTACTAAAAATTTATCATAATAAATATTAGCCCAACCACTTTTCATACCATTATCGTAAATTTCTTGTTCTACATACCATTTTGAAGGTAGGGTGTATACTGATGCCATCTTCTCTTCGTATTCGTTATGACCTTTGTAATTAACACTATATTTCTTCTTTTTACAAAACTGTTCAATTAATGCTTCTTCATTTTCAACAAATGTTCCAATAAAATCTTTCAAGTTAGACCATTGAATTTTTTTATCCATAACTAGAAATTTCCCTTTATTATGAAACTCTTTCAGTATATTAAAAAGAGTAACATATCCTCCATCTTTAATGGTTATGGATATTGAATGAGGAACAAAATCATTACCCAATAAACTCATCATCATAATATAGTCTTGAATATATTTCTCTTCAGGATTTTTGAATAGACTATTTTTTAATCCATCAATATTTAAATAAAGAAACTGTTCTTTATCAAACATATCTGTAACTACATTATTAAACTCCATTTCTTCTCGCATCAAATATAAATGTTGTTTATAACTATTAAGCATGCTTAATAATATTAAATCGGCATCTAATCCATAAACCAAAAACGTATTATCATTGATTTTATAGTCGTGAATATATTTCATCACTTTATGTTCTCCTTCACCAGGTTCCATAAAACCACTAATACTCCAAGAATTATGTTTACCACACAATTCAACTAAGGCACTATGTAACTTTTTCATGAATAGAGTTCCTGGTGTAATAGCATTCTTATCCCATGATTTTTGCCCAACAACTCTAGCTCCATTTTCAATTTCATAGGGTTCCATGAAAGCACCTTTAAAACGACGCAGACGTTGCTGCTTCATTTTTGCCATCGGCACAACACCATCTACGGCAATAAAAACTTCAATTGGTTTACCAGCACTTCTCCAGATGTGTTCTACATATTTACATACTTCAATAATAAGTTCAGCTTCATATGTAGAATCATCCACATAATCTGATACCTTCGAAAGACAATTATATACAATACAGTTAAAATCTAAACATAAAACTACTTTACCATTAGTGTTATATTTTGCTTCAATAAGATTCTTATTCTTTTGACATAAAAACCGATAATATGAGGGAATCCCCATTTTCCTATAATACTATAAAACGATTCCTTAAAGCATTATAGGAAGATGCCAAGTAATTTAGATTCTTTTAAAGATTTTTTCTTAATTTTCCCAGATTCTATAGTTTTTGGTTCATTATTAATTGGGTTAACAACTTTATCTGTTCAGCATGGTTTATTCTTTATTTCATTTCTTGAATCTTTTATTATACTTTTTGGTTTACAAAATGTTTTTTCTTTTATTTTTAAGAAAACTGAAAATAGTCCTAGTTGTAAATCAAAGTTTCATACATTAATGTTTGGAGATTTACTATCTTCTACTTCGGCTAATAATCCATCATATGCTATTTATGTTGTAGGTTTTGCTTGTTCTTATCTACTTGCTTCTTTTTTTGAAATAAAAGAAGAATTAGATGCCTTA